TTGCTAAAGAAATAAAAAATAGAGATTACGTCTATGGTAGGCATTTTGCACCACATGATATTGAAGTTAGAGATTTCTCTAATGGTTTATCCAGAAGAGAAGTAGCCTACCAACTAGGTATACGGTTTCAAGTAGCACCGAAACTTGCAGTCGAAGAAGGAATACACATTACTTCTATGATGTTAGCCAGGAGTTACTTTGACCAGGAGAAGTGTGAAACATTAATAGACGCACTTCGTCATTATCATCGTAAGTGGTCTGTAAATAATAAATTTTTTTCGAAGCCACAACACGACTGGAGTTCACACTTTTGTGATGCAGTAAGAGTAGCAGCAGTATCTTTAACAGAAAATGTTGCTGGAAAGAAACCGCCACAACAGATGGCACAAAACGAATATCAAGTATTTGGAGTAAGTTAATGGGATTTTTAAAACCAAAAGTTATTATGCCTCCACCTCCACCACCGCCAGCTGAGTTACCAGAAGCTCCGATGGCAGATGATGCAGAAAATTTGGAAGCAGCTGAAGAAGAAAGAAAAAGATTAAGAAATAAAAAAGGTCGTAAATCTACAATCTTAACTTCTATGTTAGGAGATACGACACAAGCAGAATTAAATAAACCAACATTGTTAGGAGGATAAAATGGGATTTTTAAGAAGTAAAAGTTCACCAGCACCGATACCTAAAATACAAACACCAGTATCAACAGTTGCAAAAAAAGTAGCTGAAACAGTACAGCCTGGTGATGAAGGTAAAAAATCTAAGAAAAAAGGTAGAGGCGGTACAATACTAACTTCAGTCGCTGGAGTTACAGATCCAGCTGAATTAGGCAAACCAACCCTATTAGGCGGAATGTACTAATGGGAGATCAAACAGCATCAAAACAAAAAAGAGATGCTAATAGAGCTGCTGTGTCTTCACAGTTAATGGAAAATATTAGGACTGGTGGAGAAATTTCTAAGAAGAGAGAAAAAGAACTAGAAGAAGCTGCAAGTCGTGGTCGTGGAATACAGTTTGTAGAAACAACTGGTACTGTAAAAGGAGCAACAAGAATAGATCCAGCAACAGGAAAAAAAGTGTCAGTAAAAAAAACTGGAGCTACAGCAGCAGACTACACTGGAAGAATAATATCAAGTACACCAACTTTTGGTGAGCTTGTAGGAGATGCAGGTAGAGCTTTATTTGGTGGCAAGGCAGATGACTCATCTTTAAGAAATGTAAAACTTACAAATAGACCAGGAGATAAGACTCCTACAAACTTTGCTAAGTTTATGCCAGAACCAAAAAGGTCAAAAGGAATTATACCGTCAATTATGGAAAGAGGCGGTATTGCTGGTGCTGTAGCATCTTCTATTTTGACTGGTAAGCAAAGAAATAAAAAACCACCAACAATTAGTCAGATCTATAACGAAGGTGTTTCAAACTTTGCAGATCTCAATAGATTTCAATTAGGTGGTAAAAATCCGAAGTTAGGTGATTAAATGGATATAAAAGAAATAGTTAGAAGATTTTCACAATTAAAAAATACAAGAGGTACCTGGGAAAGTCACTGGCAAGAAATTGCTGATTATGTATTACCCAGAAGAGCTGACGTTACTACAAAGCGTGCCAGAGGTGATAAAAGAACAGAAAAAATATTTGACTCAACTGCAATCAATGCAGCAGAGTTATTAGCATCATCACTACACGGTATGTTAACCAACGCAGCTTCACCCTGGTTTATGATGAGATACAAAGAAACTCCGTTCAATACAGACGATGCAGCAATGGAGTGGTTAGAAGAAGCAACTAACCAGATGTATATTGTATTAAATAGATCAAACTTTCAGCAAGAAGTTCACGAGTTATACGCTGACTTAATCACATTTGGTACTGGCAGCATGATGATTGAGAAAGACGAAGATATGGGTTTGCGTTTTTCAACCAGGCATATTTCAGAAATCTATATTCAAGAAAATGAGTTTGGTAGAGTCGATACCGTTTATAGAAAATTTAAAATGTCAGCAAGAGCTGCTGTACAAATGTTTGGAGATATCTCTCCTAAAATAAGTAAATTAAATGAAAAAAATCCATACGATGAAGTTGAGTTACTTCACATTGTATTACCCAGGGAAGAATTTGATCCAACAAAAATTGATACTATCAACAAACCTTTTGCATCAATTTATTGTGATCCTGAAACAACAGAGCTTTTAGGTGAAGGTGGATATGATGAGTTCCCCTATGTGGTACCTAGATTTTTAAAATCTTCTGTAGAAACCTATGGAAGATCACCAGCCATGGTAGCACTAGCAGACATCAAAATGATTAACAAGATGTCAGAAACCATTATCAAAGCAGCACAGAAAACAATAGACCCTCCTTTACTAGTACCTGATGATGGTTTCATGCTACCAATACGAACTGTACCTGGTGGTCTTAATTTTTATCGTTCAGGTTCTAGGGATCGTATTGAACCATTAAATACAAATCCTAATATCGGACTAGGAGTTCAGTATGAAGATCAACGAAGAGATGCTATTAGAAAAGCATTTTATGTAGATCAATTACTTTTAGCACAACGAGTCAACATGACTGCAACAGAAGTCTTGCAGCGTAACGAAGAGAAGATGAGAATGTTAGCTCCAGTGTTAGGAAGATTACAAAGTGAAATGTTGCAGCCTCTCATCAACAGATGCTTTAATATTATGCTGCGTATGAATATGTTCCCTATTCCACCAGAAAGTTTACAAGGCAAAGACATTGATATTGAGTACACCTCTCCGCTTGCACGGTCACAACGAGGTGGTGATATCACAGCTGCGGTTCGTGCTTTGGAAATACTATCTCCTCTATCACAGCTAGCACCAGTGTTTGATTACATTGATCCAGATAAATTTGTGAAACACATCACAGATGTTTTGGGTGTGCCAGCTAAAATTTTAAAGAGTGACCAGGAGGTGGCTATCATCCGTCAACAACGAGCAGCTGCACAACAAGCTCAAGCTGAAGCAATGCAACAAATGCAAGAAGCAGAAGTTGCAAACAAAACAGCACCAATGGTCAAGGCTTTGAAATAAATGGATGAAATAAAAAAGCTACGAGAAAAGTATCAACAAGTTTTTACCCAGGGTACTGGTGAAGAGTTGCTCGAAGATTTAGAGCTTCGCTTTCACATACACAACACAACGATGGATAATGACTCAAACAACCTGGCATTTTTAGAAGGCCAGCGAAGTGTGGTTTTATTTATCAAGAATATGCTAAAAGGAGAAAAGAATGGTAGAAGAAAACCAGGTAGCGGATCAACAAACAGATAATCCGTCTGAGCCTACCCAACAAGAAGTAAACTGGAGAGAAAGTTTACCTGATGATTTAAGAGATGATCCATCTTTAAAATCTATTCAAGATGTATCTGGACTTGCAAAAAGTTTTATACATGCACAAAAAATGGTCGGTGCTGACAAGATACCAGTGCCAACAGAACACGCATCAAAAGAAGATTGGGATGCTGTGTATAGTAAGTTAGGTAGACCAGCAACACCTGATGACTATAAAGTTGATGGTGAAGCAACAGAGATTATAGCTGACTTCAAACCACTAGCACACGAGTTAGGATTAAATAATCAACAAGTAGAAAAACTTGTTAGTTTTTATAATGAGAAACAAACCGTGGCTACAGAAGCAGCACAAGTTGACATGCAACAAGCACAAGCAGAAACAGAAGCAACACTACGAAAAGAATATGGTAGAGCTTATGATACAAAAATAAAATCTGCATTGCGTGTCGCTCAAAATGTTTTTTCTAAAGAAGAACTCGACAATACAACATTTTCTGATGGTACTCGCATGGGTGACAATCCTATGTTTATCAAAGCAATGATGAAGGTATCTGATATGATTAGTGAAGATAGACCGATAAATAATCCTCAGAATAATGTGATGACTCCAGATGAGGCCAGATCTAAGATGGAAAGTATGATGGCTGATGGATCTCCGTATTGGAATAAATCTCATCCTAACCATGCCAAAGCAGTTGAAGATGTCATGCAGTTAAGAGAGATTGCACATGGCAACTAAAAAAGATTGTAACTGTAATCCTGATCCCACAGTTATAGAAATTAGAATGGAATGTGCCAGGATGGTTTTTGAAACTGGCACCGAGTATCAAAAGAAAGAATGGAATTCTACGGCAGATGAATTATTTGCCTGGATTACGAGGGTAGACTCAAAGAGTTCCTCGAAGACAGCTGGAAAGAAAGCAGACCAAAAGTCTTAAAATCCAAGAGAAGTCGTATTAACGGTAGCTACTCTGTTTAATCAACAACATCTAAAAAGAGAGGAAAAGACAACATGTCTTCACAAATCACCACAGCTTTTGTGGAACAGTACAGCAATAACGTACAGATGTTATCTCAACAAAGAGGATCACTCCTTAGAGATAAAGTCGACAGTGAAACTGTACAAGGCAAGAACGCTTTCTTTGAACAGATTGGTAGTGTAACAGCACAAGTAAGATCAAGTAGGCACGCTCCTACCCCCCAGCTAGATACACCTCACGCAAGGCGTAGAGTATCTCTGGCGGATTATGAGTTCGCTGATCTTATTGATGACCAGGATAAAGTCAGAACATTGATTGATCCTACATCTTCTTATGCACAAGCAGCAGCTTTTGCAATGGGAAGAGCTATGGATGATGTAATCATATCTGCTGCAACTGGTACATCTTTTACAGGAGTTAGTGGAGGTACATCTACAGCACTTCCTGGCACCCAAGCTATCACAGAGAGCGGAACAGACGGATTGACTATCGCAAAGTTAAGAAACGCAAAAAGAATTATGGATCTTAATTCTGTTGATGCGTCAATTCCAAGATACATAGTCGTGTCACCACGACAAATAGATGACCTTTTAGGCACAACTTCAGTCACAAGTGCTGACTTTAATACAGTCAGAGCTTTAGTTACTGGTGAAGTAAACACATTTATGGGTTTCCAATTCATCGTATCTAACAGACTAAGTATTGCTTCTTCTAAAAGACTTTGCTTTGCTTATGCACAAGACGGCTTAAAGCTAGCATTGGGTAAAGATGTCATGTCAAGAATTGATGAGCGTGCCGATGTCGGTTATGCAACTCAAATCTATTACTGCATGTCAATCGGAGCCACAAGAATGGAAGAAGAAAAAGTTGTTTCTATTCAGGCACACGAGGCGTAAGGAGGTAAATCATGGCATCTGTTAAAGGCGTAGAACTAACAAACATGGATTCAACTCCAGTCGTAAAAGTAGACAGCGAGTTAGCTGGAGGAAATCTAAAAGTGTTCCACGGAACATTTGAAGCATCTTCTCTAGCATCTGGTTCTGATATATCCATTGCAAGAATACCAGCAAATGCAGTGATACACGATGTAATCGTAAAGTGCGATGCACTTGGTTCATCTGTAACATTGAAAGCTGGAACAGCAGACGATGACGATTTATTCTTTGCTGCAACTAGCACATGGAATGTAGCTGGTCAAACTCAGTCAATGTTAGGTGGTTCATCCACTGGAGCTGCTATAGCAGCTATGACTGGTATTGGTCACAGAACAACAGCATCTACTGATGTAATTTTGACCACTGGCGGTGCAACTGCCTCTGGTACAATAAACTGTGTAGTTCTATACACACAATAAACTAAGGAGAAAAAATGGCATCTGTAGTTGATATATGTAATTCAGCACTAAATATGTTAGGCGGTAATACGATTATCAGCCTCACTGAAACATCGAAAAATGCACGCTTGTGTAATCAAAGATATGAATTGGTGAGAGATGCCGTTTTTCGTGAGCATCCCTGGAACTGCTTACAAAAACGAGTAGAGCTAGCAAAAGATACTGACGCTCCAGCGTTTGAGTTTGCTAGTGCATTTACACTTCCAGCTGATTGTTTACGAGTCTTACGGTCAGAAAACTCTAACTTTTCTAATAATGAAAGATTTAGAATTGAAGGTAGAAAACTTCTTACTGACGAAAGTACAATGAAAATTTTATATGTAGCGTCTATTACTGACACAACGCAGTATGATGCTTCATTAATCGAAACACTGTCAGCTAGGCTTGCAGCAGAGCTGGCCTATCCAATAACACAATCATCAACTTTAATGGATCGAATGTTTGGTTTATATCAACAGAAACTCAAAGATGCACGATTTGCAGATGCAACTGAAGGTACTGTTGATGACGAAACTCGTATCCAGGCTGATGACTTTATAAATGCGAGGTTATAATGCCAGGTAAAAAAATGTCTATGAAACAAAAAAAGATTGCTGCTATGGGTGGTAATCGAAATAAGATTGACGGTGCTGATTTTGCAAAGCTCCGAAAAATGAAAAAGAAGAAAAAGAAATAATGAGTAGGCAAATATCTACTGCTCACACAAATAGTTATAAAAAAAAAGTTAAAGTAAAAAAAACAAAAAAACCTAAAAAGAAAAAATAATGCCAAGATCTACATTTGCTTTTAGTAATTTTACAGCTGGAGAATTATCTCCCAGGTTAGATGGAAGAATAGATTTACCTAAATATTTTTCAGGATGTAAGACCCTGGAGAATATGATTGTTCATCCACATGGCGGAGCCACAAGAAGACCAGGCACAAGATTTATTGCTGAAACAAAAAGCAATGGAGAGGCAAGATTAGTTCCTTTTGAATTTTCTACAACTCAGACTTATGTTTTGGAGTTTGGAAATACATACATGAGAGTGTATAAAGATGGGGGTCAGGTTCTAAACAGTGGTACTCCAGTTGAGATATCTACCCCCTACTCAGCTGCTGAAGCAAAAGAATTAAAGTTTGCACAATCAGCAGATGTATTATTTATTGTACATCCCTCACATCAACCCAGAAAATTATCCAGAACATCTCATACATCCTGGACGTTAAATTTATTTGCACCTACAAATAATCCTTTTACATCAACAAATAATTTTCCCAGCACTGTTACATTTTTTGAAGAACGATTAGTTTTTGCTGGCACAAATGCAGCTCCACAAAAATTATTCTTTTCTAAATCTGGTGACTTTGAAGACATGACGACTGGCACAAATGCTACTGATGGTATGACATTTACTATTGGTTCTGACCAAGTAAACGCCATCAAATATATCAAGGGATTGCGTACTCTCCTTATTGGCACCACTGGTGGTGAGTTTGTTGCTACTGCTTCGTCTTCTGCTGAACCTATTACTCCCACAAACATACAAATCAAAAGACAAGCTGGTTACGGTACATCTGAAGTTGATGCACTTTTAGCTGGTAATAGAATTTTATTTGTACAACGAGCTGGTAAAAAAGTAAGAGAACTAGTTTTTGATTTCGATACAGATGGATATATTGCACCAGACTTAACTATTCTGGCAGAACATATTGGTGGTTCTGGCGTAGGCACTGGTTTTACAAATTGGACTTATCAGCAAGAGCCTGACTCTATTGTTTGGATTGTACGGTCTGATGGTGTTCTAACTGCCATGACATATCAGCGTGGTGAAAATGTAGTAGCCTGGCATCGACATATTTTAGGAGGAGCTTTCAGTGGTGGTGACGCTGTTGTTGAAAGCGTTGCAGCTATATCTAATGTTGTGACATCTTCTAAAGGTGAAGATACTCTATACATGATTGTTAAAAGAACAATTAATGGTGGAACTAAAAGATACATAGAATATTTACAACCATTTGATTTTGGATCAAACATTGAAGATGCTTGGTTCCTTGACAGTGGTTTAGTTTATTCTGGAGGTGCTACAACAACACTTACAGGATTAAGTCATTTAGAAGGTCAAACTGTAGGAGTGCTTGTAAACGGAGCTACTCATGCAGACAAAACAGTATCAAGTGGAGAAATCACACTAGATCGTTCAGCAACAAAAGCGATTGTAGGATTGAAGTATACATCAAAACTACAAACTATGAGAATTGAAAGCGGTAGTGCTGAAGGTGTCGCCCAGGGCAAAGTAAAAAGAATACATGAAATCGTAACTAGATTTTTTGAAACTGTAGGAGCAGAGATAGGAAGCAGCTCATCACAAACAGATCTTATTCCGTTTCGTGATAGCTCTATGGCTATGGATCAACCAGTGAGTTTATTTACTGGTGATAAATCTATTGAGTTTGCATCTGATTATGAAACAGACAATTTTGTTTACATACAACAAACACAGCCTCTACCATTAACAGTGACAGCTCTTTTCCCACAGCTTAACACCTATGACGGTTGATGGATATTTTTCCTTTTATTAAAGAACACGGATACATTGTCTATCAAGATATAAATAGCTCCCTGATAGGCCAAACAAAAGATTTAAGTTTTATAGATAATCTAGAAATAGATGACTGCTTTACTGGAGTAATTAATGGCAGACCAGTTGTTTGTGGTGGTGTCATAAAATTATGGGACGGATGTTTTGAGGGGTGGGTAATTGCTTCGACAAGCATACAGATCTATTCTTTTGATATTTGTAAAACAATACGAAGATACACAGATAATCTTTTTATCAAAAATAATATGCACCGATTACAAACGGCAGTCATAAAAGATTTTAGTGAGGGTTATCGTTTCGCACAATTTTTAGGGATGCAACAAGAGGGTATAATGAAAAAATACGATTACATGAAAAAAGATTACATGAGATTTGCGAGGGTTAAATAATGGCACCATTAGCACCATTAGCGATTGCAGCAACAGCTGGAGCAGCGATTATAGGAGCAGCTGGAGCAGCTCAGAGTGCTGCCGCTGCTAAAGCGACAGGAGAAGCAAACAAAAGGGGTTTTGAGAGAGCAGCAAAAGTAGTTGAGCAACAAAAAGAAATAGTTGATGCCGCAGCAACTAATGAACTATTTAAATTTAACAGAGGATTTAAAATTAATCAGGCTCAATCAACAGCAGCCTATTTAAA